CAGGCTAGGAACTGGATCTGGTTCTTACTGGACCATATCTCAGATTTATCAAGAAGAACGCTCTACGAAAGTCATTCAGAGTGTGCCAATTCATGGCAACTCTCAATGAGCTTCTTTAAAAGAAGTGGATTACTAGAAGAGTATTTAATATAATCTCTATCACTAAAGATCATATTCGCGTCTGCTGATTTCAACGTTTTAAAGTAGGGTAATCATTTCCCACCATAAATCGTATCGAAATCATAGGCACGTTTCATCTGTGAGAGATATGATTCTTCAACATATTTCCCGTAGACAAAAGCATACGGATGTGCGTACACAACATCCGATTCTTCTGGTATCTTGCCGGTGAAATGTAACAAGGCTATTTCTAGTCTATGTTCCATATCACCATAATAAGAACTCGCAGCTTCCTCGAAGCTTCTAACAATGCAATTGATTAACATTGCTTTCGCTTTGTCAGTCATATTGCAGGTTAACTGAGGATAATCGAAATCGGCCATAATCTTTCTTATAAGATTAAGGCTTTCGTCATATCCCTTTAACCGGTTATATAGAAGCAACGAGTTTTCTATCTTAACATCCTGTTTTGGTCTGTCACGAAGACGGACCTTAGCAGGACGAGAATGATAGAAAGTAAAGACTGCGTCTCTAACAGAAGTAACAGGAATCCATCCTTTTTCTCGGCTAAGACTTAGTAATTCAATGAACCCAAAATAAGATTTGGATTCACTAAGACCAGCCTTGATTGAGAATGGACTTATCTCACCATAAGGTGTGTATATACGTTTGGCAAACTCAAATAGTGAATTTCCTATATGAGATTTCTCAAGTTGTATATCCATACCAATTAGGTGGATAAGTTCCTGATATTTCTGTGCGAGAATGTCGTCATAAATGATAATATCATCACCTAACATTTTATATTTTGCATTTGTTCAAGACTTATTTGTCTCTCTACAAGCAACATATATTAGAAAGTGATGACATAGTGTGGTTAATGGTCAAGAAGTGTAGAAACCCATAGGATTACCAACCTCATATCTGAGGTTGTTAAGTAATCCCTTAGAGTCTCTACATTCAAAATCATAACCCGCT